GTAACGGTTACCTAGAGATTGGTCGAAAGAAGGACGGAATGTCCATTGGTTACATCGGCCATATCCCAGCACAGACCTTGCGTATTCGAAAGAAGCGTGACGGGTTCGTGCAGGTCAGCGGCTTCAAGGCTGTATTCTTTGCCAACTTCGGAGCCGGTACCGATGAAGACGGAAAGCGTATCCCAATCAAGAATCCGATTTCAAGCGAGACACCTAATGAGATTATCCACTTCAAGAGATATTCTCCGACCAACTCCTACTATGGTGTACCGGACATTTTGTCTGCAACGCAGGCGGTAGCCGGTAACGAGTTCGCAGCAAGATTCAATCTTGACTACTTTGAGAACAAGGCCATCCCGAAGCACGCCATCATTCTAAAGGGTGCAAAGTTGGGTGCGCAAGCAGAGTCTAGACTATTGGAATTCTTTGAAACAGGATTGAAGGGCCAGAACCACAGAAGTGTGTTCATCCCACTACCCGGAGACTCCCCAGAGAACAAGGTAGAGTTGAAGTTCGAAGAAATTGGTGCGTCAGTACAGGACTCGTCATTCGCCAACTATCGCAAGGCAAACATGAATGACATTCTGATGGCACATCGTGTTCCGATTACCAAGGTGAGCACCGGAGAGGGTGCCTCGCTGGCAGTTGCTAGGGACGCAGACAAGACATTCAAGGAACAGGTCTGTGGTCCGGAGCAGAAGATTGCCGAGAAGAAGATTAACAAGATTATCAAGGAACTTACCGACTCCTATGAGTTGAAGTTGAACGAGATGACCCTGACCGATGCCGACACTCAGTCCAAGATTGACGAGCGTGCAGTCAAGAATGGCTGGATGCTGCCAAATGAGATTCGTGCTCGCGATGGTCTGCCGGGTATCAAGGGCGGTAACGAAAGAGTAGACCCCAATGCCAAGGCCAAGCAAGATGCAGCAAATGCCAATGCCAATAGGGAGAGGGACGCACAGCGTTCTGCTGGTGCTACAGATTCAGCCGGTGAGGCAAGGAACCCCAAGGGTGACGGAAGGACTACCGAATAGGGAAAGGTGATTTATGGTTAGAAAACTCATTCAAGCATTGTTGTGGCCAATCAACACCACAGCGATTATTTTGCTTGCTATCTATACAGTTGTCTGGGGGTTCTGGCTAGCAAATCCATGGTGGCACGCCTTCAACCGTGCAGCATTGTACAGTGAAATGGCAGATTTTGCGCCCGAATGGGCTTGGGGATTCTTCGCTGTCTTCTGTGGTCTGGTGACAGCATATGGAGCAATACATCCGTCCTACCGCGCCCTCGTGATTGGCGCAGGGGCTGCCTTCATCCACTGGTTGCTCATTGCAATCTTTTACTTCTGGGGTGATTGGCAGAACACGGGCGGTATTACATCTTTAACCTTTGCTATTTACGCAGCATACACATACTTGAATGTACGCGTAAACTACCGAGATGGCAATAGAGAACTGGCTGAAATCCTTCACTAGTAACATTTATTTTGCTTTGTGAAGAAAGATACTGTAGTATACAACCATGAGCAAGTTCGAAAAGGGAAACCTGAGGGTAGATGGAGAAACTCTTCGCCTATCCATGCCTTTCAGTAAGGTCAACAAGGAAAAGCGAACCGTTTCTGGTTTCGCTACCCTCGACAACATCGACTCAGAGGGTGACGTTGTAACTGCCGAGGCTTCTGCCAAGGCTTTCGCACGCGCTCGCGGTAACGTTCGTGAAATGCACGAGAAGATTGCCGCAGGAAGGGTTGTGGACTTCAAAGAAAATGAGTACATCGACCCAGACACTGGTGAAGTGTACCGTGGAATCTATGTAACCGCATATGTTTCCAAGGGTGCACAGAGCACATGGGAGAAAGTCCTAGACGGAACTCTGACAGGTTTCTCAATCGGTGGTGAGATTCACGAAGCGTCCAATGAGTTTGTAAAGGACGCGGGGCGCACCGTGAGATTCATCAAGGATTATGACCTGACTGAACTGTCTTTGGTGGACAACCCAGCAAATCAACTAGCCAACATTGACTCATTTACCAAGAGTCTTATGACCATCAACAAGTCCGCAACCGGCTCTGTCAAAGTTGAGGGCGTCATTGCTGAAACCGAGATTGAGGCAGTGTTCATCTGCAAGACCGATGACATTGTTCAACTGTCAAAGGATGAAGTAGTAGAGTGCCCTGTTTGCGAGAACAAGATGGAAAACGCTGGCTGGTTCGAAACAGGGGTAGACCGTACAGAGAAGGTCAGGGAGATTGTTGCTAAGTTCCGCAATCCAACCGAATCGGAGGCTACACCTGAATCCACAAGTGAAGGGGGTGTAGAAATGTTCCGCAAGAGCAAGGATGGAGAGCCAGCAGAAGGAAAGCCGGTAGAAGGTCCGTTGGACCCAAGTGAGACTTTCCCTGATGGTGAAAAGGTAGACGAAACTACCAAGGACGATTCCGAGGAAACAACGGACGTTGACGAGACTCAGGACACCGAGGAAGAAACCGCCGAGGTCGAAGAGGTCGAAGACGATGAGTCCAAGATTGAAAAGATGATTGGCGAACTACATGTAGCCGTTCAGGAAGCGGAAAAGAAGACCCGTGAAGAGACTGTTGCTCAAATCACGGCGTTGGAAAAGAAGTTGGACGAGGTACGTGAAGAGTTCGTAGAAAAGACTTCCGGTCTTGAAGAGAAATTGAACAAGGTCGGTGAAGGTTTGGAGACTGCGAAGGCACATCAGGCAGCACTACAGAAGAGTCTGGAACTGATGAATTCTTCGGAGGCTTTCAGGAAGTCTGGTGACCTCGACCAAGAGGAAACACCAGAACCAAGCGTGCAGGAGTCAATGTGGAAGGGCGCTTTCTCAGGGAAGAGATTCTCAATCGACAACCACAAGTAATCCTGTCGAATGAAAATAGCACAACCAAAATCCAAAGCAAAGAGAGGTGAAAAATAAATGAGTAACGATTTGCTAGAAAAGGTCATTTCGACCAGTAGCATTGGTGCTGACGTAACCGGCGCAGGAGGTCTACTATCTCCGCAGCAGTCCGGTCGATTCATCGACTACATGTGGGACTCTACAGTCCTAGGTGGTCAGGTTCGCAAGATTCGTATGAACAGCGACACCGTTGAGTTGGACCGTATCTCCGTTGGTGAGCGTCTAGTCCGCCTTGCAACTGAGGCTGTTGACGACGGTGTTAACCCAGCAGTCGCATTCACCAAGGTGTCCATCACTTCACAGAAGTTGCGTCTTGACTGGGAACTTTCCAGCGAGGCACTAGAGGACGGCCTAGAGGGTGAGGCGCTAGAGGACCACATCGCACGTCTGATGGCAGCACAGGCCGCTATCGACCTAGAGGATTTGGCTATCAATGGTGACTCACTGGGACACAGTGAGGACGCTCTGCTAAAGTCATTCGACGGTTGGAGGAAGCGTCTGTTCTACGGTGGTGCTGTGCTTGACGCATCTACCATCGCTCAGCCAGACGGTACTACTCCGGGTACTCTTACCCGTGGTGTATTCAACAAGGCACTACGCACCATGCCTCGTAAGTTCAATGGTCGTCGTGGAAGCCTACGCTTCTTCGCAGCCACTGGACTACTACAGGACTTCGTTTACACCCAGCAGTTCCGTGAGGACTTGCAGGGCGGTTTCTCCGGTCCAACCGGTACCGTCGCTGGCGGTGCAAACGACAACCCGGGACCAGTCGCGGGTTGGAGTCCAGCAGCACCTTATGGTGTTCGCGCTGTCGAGGTTCCGCTAATGCCAGAGTACGAGGCACCATCCGCACCGGACGGTGACGGTGGTACTGTAGCAGCCGGTCAGGCATCTGATGTATGGCTAGTTGACCCACAGAACCTTGTTTGGGGTGTAAAGCGTGAGATTCAGGTCTTCCGTGAGTTCAAGCCAAAGAAGGACACCATCGAGTACACGATGTTCACTCGCGTCGGATGCAACGTGGAGAACCCACAGGCATCTGTTGTAGTTAAGAACGTCAAGTTCGCTCAGTGACATTAGGTCATCAAGAAGTTGGCCGTCCCCCTTCGGGGGGACGGCTTCTTCCTTTTTGAGACAACCTATGATAGAATATAGCATGACCAAAGGAGGCATTACATGAAGTCATTCGAAGATTTGGACCGTGCAGAACTGTATCGCTCAGCGATTGAGGATTTTGCAGTTGACGTTCCAGAGAATGCAAACAAGAAGGAATTGATTGCTGCGTTTGTGGAGACTGGTATTACGTGGAAGGATTACGTAGCCCAGCACCCGGAGGTAGCACCAAAGGAAGAAGAGAAGTTCGTGGACCGCGAAACGGAGCCGGTACGACCGGGGGCGGTAGTTACCTCTGCTGCGGTAAAGGGCGAGGTACCCGAGAAGAAGGAAGAAATCATCGTGGCACAGCCAGCGGTACAGGCCACTGGCAAGTATCTCATCAAGATGACGCGTGACAACACCATCTACGAAACTCGCGGGTACCGTTTCACCAAGGAACACCCCTACGCACTGGTAGAGCCAGAAGATGCATCATACATCTTGGAGGTCGAAGACGGTTTCCGTCAGGCACTTCCAAGTGAATTGGCAGACTTCTACTCCTGATTTCGCATTTGCAATTAGCAAATGGTATAATCAACTCATGGCTGTACTGACGTATAATTGGACGTGGCAACAGGGCGAGGACTTGATAATGTCCTTGGTATACAAGGCTGGCCCCGCAGGGGCGGAAGCCCCCGTTGACCTTACCGGTTACTCAGTACGCATGGACCTTGCGCACGCAGGCGCGGTAGTTCACACATTCAACTCAGCAGACCTTGACCCCGAAACAGAGGATGAGGCAACGCTGGGTAGTGATGGAACTATCCAAATTGTCGTTGACCGTGCGCTAACACTTACAGGTGGGACCATTGAGCCGCTTATCCCGGCCAGTGGTCCCCTTGTGCTTACCTACGATATGTTCTTGCGAAGCCCATCAAACAGGCAGACCAAGATTCTTCGTGGGACAATCACTGTGGAGAGTAGCATTACACAATGGGCGTGATAATTGAGATTCAAGACGAGGCCGGTACCACACTGGCAACGGGAACCACTGAACAGCATGCCGAGATTGTTGTCAACAACTCCCCAGTGGAACTAGGACAACCAGCACCACAATCCGTTGTGGTTGAAGTTATGAAAGGGCTACCGGGCGTGCAGAACCTACACGTAGGACCGACACCACCGGAGAACCCAGAAGAGAATATGGTTTGGATTGATACCAGTGAATGAAGACGTACAGGGAATTAGTATCGAGGAGTCAGTCGTCCTGAGCAAGTTTGAGGGCGAGCCGCTTCCGGAGAATGAGTTTGAGCGAGTTCACATACTTAATGGTGAAGTCGTCAAGGTAGAGAAAATCGAGAACGGCGAAGTCGTTGAAGAAAAGGAGGTAGAATAGATGCCTATTACAGATGCAGGAAGAAACCACTTGGTTCAGGCCGGTGTTGGTGCAGCAGTCACCGCATTCAACAATGCCAATGCACACATTGGTGTCGGTGACTCTTCAACGGCTTTCAGCGCTGCTCACACAGACCTACAGGCCGCAACCGACAAGTTCCGCAAGGCCATGGATGCAACCTATCCACAGGGCGGCGCGAATGTATTGACATTTCGCTCAACATTCGCAACTGGTGATGCAAACTTTGCATGGAACGAGTGGGGCGTGTTCAATGCGTCTTCTGGTGGTACGATGCTTGACCGAAAGGTTGAGTCTCTTGGAACAAAGACCAACACGCAGACGTGGCAGTTCACGGTGACTTTGACGGTCACCACCGCGTAAGTCTAATCACGCACAAGAGCGGCAGGGTAACTCCTGCCGCTTTTGTATTTCAAAATGGTACAATAGATACATGGCCACTATCTTCAAATCACCACCACAGGCAATGAAGAATCACCTTACCTCCGCTGCTCAACTAGAAGCAGACACCGCTGGACGTGTGGCAAGATTGAATTACCGCAACCAGCAAAGGCATTCGTCTGCGCTGATTCTGACTGAGACATGGGCAAATCTTTCTCAGTGGAATGTCAACGGGGCCAATTCACCATCCGTGGGCGGCGGTAGGTTCTGGGGAGGCTGGGGAGCAGCCGTCAATATCAGCCTAGGCCCAACAGAGAGAACCATTATCAGGTTCACTGTCAAGCCGGGTGCAGGAGCCAGCATCTTCTGTGGACCAACAAATTCACTACCGGCTGGCGGTGCCCCTACCAGTTCGTCCGACCAGAATGGAATCTATGTGGGTTTCTCTGGAATGAATGCAACATTCGCAGTTGGCACCAACACTACCGGCCCGACCCCACCAGCACCGGTAACGGTGGCGGCAGGAGACTATTTCTGCACAATTGTCATTGACGAAAACGATGTATCATATACGATTCAAGCAGAAAGCGGAGGCGCAGCCTTGTTCTACAAGGCTCCTAGAAGCGCATTCCCCAACCAGATTGATGGAACCTTGCATGGATTCGTTGTTTCGGCACAAGGAACAGTGTCTCAGGCGGGCGCTTCGATTGGACAGTTAATCGGAATCAGGGATACTACCCTTCCGACAAACAAGGTGGTCAATGGAAAGACCATGTTTGCCAATGACAAGTATGTCTTGCAAGTGCGAAAGAATCCAGCCACAAACATCAGGCACATGATTATGCTACCGGGAACATACGACCCTAGCACACCCGCGCCGGTAGTTCTTTTCACTCACGGAG